CTGTAGGTCTTGCAGACACACAGAGAGACAAGCTCGCTTCACTTGCCGAAAGTGTTGAGTTTGAAAGTGAAGAAGAATATCGTGAAAAACTGGAGACTTTGAAGGAATCATATTTCCCTTCAAGAGTAGTTTCTCCTTCTGCTAAAACTGAAACTCTGTCTGAAGGTTTAGATGTTGCTCCCGAAACTTATTCGGATTCAATGGCTGCATACCTCAGAACGCTTTCAGCATTCGGCAAATAATTGAATTTAATATAATTCAAACACAAAAAACGCACTTTAGTTAAAGGTAAAAAGCAAATGTTTCATTCAGAACATCTGCAGGAAAAGTGGGCACCTCTCTTAGACTATCAGGGTCTTGATCCAATCAGAGATTCTCATCGTAGAGCTGTCACAGCTGTCCTGCTCGAAAACCAAGAAAAATTCTTAAGAGAAGAATCAGCATTTAATTCAGGTGGCATTGGCAACCTGATGGAAGCACCAGTAAACTCAACAGGTTCAACTGGAAGTTTTGCAGGTTTTGGCGGAAGCGCACAAGGAGGTTCAACTGGTCCTACCGCAGGTTTCGATCCAGTTCTGATTTCACTCATTCGTCGTTCAATGCCTAACCTGGTCGCTTATGACCTCGCTGGTGTTCAACCAATGAGTGGTCCTACTGGACTCATCTTCGCAATGCGTTCCCGTTATACCAGCCAAAATGGTACTGAGGCTTTCTATGATGAAGCCGATACAGTATTCTCAGGACAACCAAAAGGACTTGATGATACTACAGGAAACAGTGATGTTGCTGCAGGTATGGGTACTACTACCCAGTATGGCACTAATCCATCTATTCTAGGTGTTGGTGCAGGCACATCAACCGGTTCTACTGGTTATAACGTAGGCCAAGGAATGAATACTGGCACAGCCGAAAACCTTGATGGTACTCAGGCTGATGCTTTCAACCAGATGGCATTCTCAATCGAGAAAGTCACCGTTACCGCGAAGTCACGCGCTCTGAAGGCTGAGTATTCGTTAGAACTTGCTCAGGACCTCAAGGCAATCCACGGTCTGAATGCTGAAGCGGAATTAGCAAACATCCTCTCAACTGAGATTCTTGCTGAAATCAACCGCGAAGTCATCAGAACCATTTATAAGGTTGCTGAACAGGGTGCTGCACAAAACGTAGCTACTGCAGGTACTTTTGACCTTGACGTTGACTCCAACGGTCGTTGGTCAGTTGAGAAGTTCAAGGGTCTTCTGTTCCAAATCGAAAGAGATGCGAACGCAATCGCTCAAAGAACTCGTCGTGGAAAGGGCAACATCATCATGTGCTCTGCTGACGTTGCTTCAGCACTGACCATGGCTGGTGTTCTCGACTACACTCCTGCACTCAACGCTAATCTGTCTGTTGACGATACTGGCAACACCTTTGCTGGCACTCTGATGGGCAAATTCCGCGTCTACATTGACCCATATTCCGCTAACCTAACTTCCTCTAATGGAAGTCCAGGTAATCAATATTATGTTGTTGGTTATAAGGGTTCTTCACCTTATGACGCCGGACTTTTCTATTGTCCTTATGTTCCTCTCCAAATGGTACGTGCTGTTGGTGAGAACAGCTTCCAGCCCAAGATTGGATTCAAGACTCGTTATGGTCTTGTTGCTAATCCATTTGCTGAAGGCAAAACTCAAGGTCTTGGAGCTCTTACTGTTAACGCTAACCGTTATTACAGAAGAGTTGCTGTTAAGAACCTCATGTGAGTCATTACTCATAGAATTTCAAGAGACCCGAAAGGGTCTCTTTTTTTATCTAAATATTTAAAAAACAAATGACTAGAGGGCAAATTGAGAACAGAAATTTTCTGTCTCCAACTGGTTTTAAATTTACTTTAACAAGAACACCAAAAGTTGCTTTTTTCTGCAATCAAGCAAATATTCCAGACATAACTCTTGGAGTTGCCATCCAACCATCATATACAAATATGTTGCCTACTCCAGGTGATATGATTCAGTTTGGAGACTTAAGTTTAAGATTTCTTGTTGACGAAAATCTTGAGAATTATATGGAAATTCAAAATTGGATGCGTGGACTTGGATTTCCTGAACAATTGAGTCAATTTGACGATTTAGAAAAATCCGGAGTAGTCCGAGGTAATTATGCAAAAGATAGACAAAATATATACTCAGATGGCACTTTACAAGTATTGACAAGTAGCAACATACCAAACTTTCAAATTAGATTTCAAGATTTATTTCCATATACATTAACAACGGTGACTTTTGATGCTACAGATACAGATATTCAATACTTTACGGCTGAGGTTAGTTTCAAGTATACTATCTATAATATTGTTGATTTGAGTGGTAATACTTTATATGGATATTAGTTTAGATAAAATTCAAAGAATGTGGGAACAAGATTCTAAAATTGATATGGACAACCTTCATACAGAATCCACAAATATTCCCATCCTTCACGCAAAATATTTTGATTTATACAATACAATATTTCTTTTGAGAAAAAAAGCAGAGCAGCAGAAAAGAAATATTCGCCACGAAAGATATGAGTACTATTCTGGAAAAGCAGATCCTGATGTTTATGTGGAAAATCCATTCCCTAAAAAAATTAGGGATAAGGATACAATGCAAAAATATCTTGACGCGGATGAGAAACTTTCTACGGTATGTTTAAAAATTGATTACTATGACACAATGCTTGTCTACATTGAAAGCATTCTTAAAATGATTCAAAATAGAACATATCAAATCAAGAATGCAATTGAGTTTATGCGATTTAACGCTGGATTGGGTTAAATAAATACTCATAGCAATTATGATGCTATGAGTGACGTAATCATCGAAAAGAAAAATGAGGTTTACATCAAATTACATTGTGAATCTCATATTTTATATGAACTTCAGCAGTATTTTACTTTTGAAGTAGAATCTGCAAAATTCATGTCTCAGTATAGAAGCAGGCACTGGGACGGAAAGATTCGCCTATTAAGCACTCATACTGGAGAGATATACGCTGGTTTGTTGGACAAAATTATTGACAAACTCACTCTTCACAATTACACATATGAGTTTAAAGAAAACAAATTCTATGGATTGCCTTTTGAAGTCAATGAAGGCATTTCATATGAAGGCGTTAAAGATTATATGCAATCTATTTGTGTTCATTCTCCCAGAGAATATCAAGTTGAGGGAGTATATGATGCTTTAAGACACAACCGAAAACTATTGATATCGCCAACTGCCTCAGGCAAATCTCTGATGATTTATTCAATCGTGAGATATTATGTAGATAAAGGACAAAAAATTCTTTTAGTTGTTCCGACGACATCGCTAGTAGAGCAGATGTATAAGGATTTTCAGGATTATGGTTGGGATGCTGATTCATATTGTCACCGCATCTATTCTGGTAGAGAAAAAACAAATGAACATGCAGTTACCATCACCACATGGCAGTCTATTTATAAATTAGAACGTTCATTCTTTGAAGATTATGGCGTAGTCATTGGAGATGAAGCTCATCTTTTCAAGAGCAAATCTTTGATTGAAATTATGACTAAACTTCATCATGCGAAATATCGTTATGGATTCACCGGAACTTTAGATGGAACTCAGACCCACAAATGGGTCCTTGAAGGATTATTTGGTCCATCATATAAAGTTACAAGAACTTATGAATTGATGCAACAAGGTCACATTTCCCAGTTAAACATTCAGTGCCTTGTTCTTAAACATCCCCCACAAAGATTTGAAACCTATGAAGATGAGATTCAATATTTAATACAACATGAGCAGAGAAATAAATTTATCACCAATCTTTCTTTAGATTTAAAAGGAAACACCTTAGTTCTCTTTTCAAGAGTAGAAGCACACGGACAACCATTATATGAAAGGATAAATAATACTAAGCGAGATGATCGTAAAGTATTTTTTATTCATGGTGGAGTTGACACTGAAGAAAGAGAATTGGTTAGAGAAATTACTGAAAGAGAAAACAATGCAATCATTGTTGCTTCTTACGGAACTTTTAGTACAGGGATTAATATTAAAAATTTGCACAATGTAATCTTTGCTTCTCCTAGTAAATCAAGAATACGAAATCTTCAAAGTATCGGAAGAGTGTTAAGAAAAGGAAAGAATAAAACAAAAGCAGTTCTTTATGATATCTCTGATGATTGTACTTACAACTCAAGAAAAAACTATACGTTAAATCATTTAATTGAAAGAATTAAAATTTATAATGAAGAAAACTTCAACTATGAAATAATCACTATACAACTTAAGAAAAAATGATAGAAGACGATTTTTATGCAACAGTTAAATTAAAAACAGGCGAAGAAATCTTTGCTAAAGTAGCAGCTTCTGAGGAAGAAGAAAGAACTATCTTAATAGTTACAAATCCTATTATTGTTGCAGAGATTAAAAGTAGAACAGGAACTATTGGATATAAAATAGAACCTTGGTTAAAAACAACCAAAGATGATATGTTTATTCTCAATCTAGATGATGTTCTTACACTATCAGAATCATCGGATATAGAAATGATTATGATGTACCAATCCTTTGTACGCCAATCTAATAAAGATGGTACAAATAAATCCAAGATTAATCGTAGAATGGGATATCTTGCTAATGTCAATGATGCTAAAGAGATCCTAGAAAAGCTTTATAAAAATAGCTAAATCCAATCTTTCAAACCAGACAAAGGTTATTATACACAGTTTGAAATACCTTGTCAAGCATTTGTATAAATGCTATAATTCATACATATTATGAGTTAACCTAATGATAACCACAGCAGTTATGACCAAGAGAAAGAGGTCAGAGCATTACGTCAACAATAAAGAGTTTCTTGCAGCACTCATTAAATATCGTGAAGATAAAGAGATTGCAGAAATCCAAGGAAAACCAAAACCTCCTATTCCTCGCTACATTGGAGAGTGTTTCTTGAAGATTGCTAATCACTTGTCCTTCAAACCAAACTTTGTGAACTATATGTTCAAGGAAGATATGATTTCTGACGGTATTGAAAACTGCGTTCAGTATATTCATAACTTCAATCCAGAAAAATCACAAAATCCTTTTGCATATTTCACGCAAATTATTCACTATGCTTTCCTTCGTCGTATTCAAAGAGAGAAACGTCAGTTGGAAATCAAAAATAAAATCCTTGAGCGTTCTGGATTTTCTGAAGTATTTGGAGATGACAATACGGTTGACGGAGCGAACTATTCCGACTATAATAGCATCAAGGATAATATTCACTCCAAACTTCGTTATTGATGAAAGTCGCTATCATTACTGATACTCACTATGGATGTAGAAAAGGTTCAAAACTCTTTCACGATTATTTTGAACTTTTCTACAAGAATGTGTTTTTCCCGACGCTGGAACAGTACGGGATTGATACAGTCATTCATATGGGTGATGCCTTTGATAGTCGCAAATCAATTGATTATCAAAGTCTAGAGTGGGCAAAGAGAGTTGTATTTGAACCTCTTAAGAACTATAAGGTTCATATGATTGTTGGTAATCATGATAGTTATTATAAAAATACCAATAATACAAACTCACCCCAACTTCTGTTAAAGGATTATCCAAACATTCGGACATATTCTTCTCCTACAGAAATCAAAGTTGGAAATCTTGATGTTCTTCTTCTTCCGTGGATTTGTATGGAAAACGAAGAACAATCTATGAAGATGATTAAAAAAACCAAAGCAAAAGTTGCAATGGGTCATCTTGAACTTCATGGTTTCCGCGTAAATCGTCAGATTATTATGGAACATGGACTGGAAGCAAATCTTTTTACAAACTTCAAAAAGGTATTTTCTGGTCATTACCACACTCGTTCTGATAATGGAACTGTGTTCTATCTTGGTAATCCTTATGAGATTTACTGGACGGATGTAAATGATACTCGTGGTTTTACTATTTTTGATACAGAAACTTTAGAGCATACTCCTATCAATAATCCTTATAAGATGTTTTATAATATCTACTATGAGGATACTGAGTATCAAACATTTGATACTCGTGAATATGAGAACAAAATTGTAAAAGTTATTGTTCGTAAAAAGTCAGATACTAAAAAGTTTGAGATGTTTATTGATAAACTTTATGCGTCTAATATTGCAGAACTTAGTATTATTGAAAATTTTGATATTCAAGAACCTGTAGAGTTTGAAGAGTTTGAAAGCGAAGACACTATTTCTATCTTGAATAGATATATTCAGGAGGCAGAAATCAGTCTTGATAAATCAATCATTCAAAAAATGATGCAAGAAATTTATCAGGAGGCATGTGAATTGGTTTAATGTTTATTCTGACAATTAATGGTAGAGAAACCGAAGGAGCATATTCAGTACTTGATGACGAAGGAGATCACATTTTATATCTTTTTGAAGAAGAAGATGATGCTATGCGATATGCTATGATGTTAGAAGAAGATGGATATCCCGAAATGCATGTAATTGAAATTGAAGATGAAGTAATGATAAAGACCTGTGAAATGCACGGGTATCAATATACTCTTATTACACCTGACGACATTGTAATTCCTCCAAATAATTCTGGTCATGATTTTATTTAAAACTATTCGCTGGAAAAACTTTCTTTCTACTGGGAACCAATATACGGAAGTTGACTTCACGAAAAACAAAACCAATCTGATTATTGGTACAAACGGAGCAGGTAAGAGTACCGTTCTTGATGCTCTGACTTTTTCTTTGTTTGGAAAACCATTTCGTAAAATTAATAAACCACAACTTATCAATTCTGTAAATGAAAAGGATTGCAAAGTTGAGGTTGAGTTTAGTATTGGTAATGTTGAATGGAAAGTTGTAAGAGGAATTAAACCTGCGTTATTTGAAGTGTGGAAAAATGCTTCTGTTCTGGACCAATCTGCAGCTGCATTGGACCAACAGAAGTGGTTGGAGCAGAATGTTCTGAAGATGAACTATAAGTCTTTTACTCAAATTGTTATCTTGGGTTCAAGTACTTTTGTTCCTTTTATGCAACTCTCTGCAGCCCATCGTCGGGAGGTGATTGAAGATCTACTTGATATTAAGATTTTCTCTTCTATGAATATGGTTATCAAGGAGAAAATCCGTCAAGCAAAAGAAGAAATTAAAGTTCTTGACCTCAAGAAACAATCTCTTGCAGAAAAACTCAAAATGCAGGAAGAGTTTATTGAAGAACTTGAAAACAGAGGAAAAGATAATATTAGCAACAATAAACGGAAAATTTCCGATTTGGATAAAGAAATTGAACAATATATGAATGAAAATTCTTCTTCGGAAGAACCTCTTCGGGAGTATATTGGAGAGCAGGATAAGTTAGTTGGATATGCGGATAAACTTCGTAAGTTGGGAAATCTGAAAGGCAAAATCTCTCAGAAGGTATCTACAATTACCAAAGAGCATAAGTTTTTTACAGAAAATACGGTTTGTCCTACATGTACTCAAGAGATTGAGGACGACTTCAGAATAAATAAGATTAAGGACGCTCAAAATAAAGCAAAGGAGTTGCAATCTGGTTATAAAGAACTAGAGGAGGCAATTAAAGAGGAAGAGGAGCGAGAGCGTCAATTCACTGCTCTATCGAAGGAAATTTCAAAATTAACGAATGGCATTTCTCAAAATAATATTAAGATTAACGGATTACAAAGACAAATCCGAAATCTTGAACATGAAATTCAAACTGTTACCGAACAACTTGAAAACCGAAATTCTGAACATGAGAAGTTAGAAACCTTCAAAGAGAACCTAAAAACTACATACGACGAACTCGCTTCTAAAAAAGACCTAATCAACTATTACGATTTTTCGTATAGTTTGCTCAAAGACGGTGGAGTAAAATCCAAAATCATTAAGAAGTATTTGCCTCTCATCAATCAGCAGGTTAATCGTTATCTGCAAATGATGGATTTCTATATTAACTTTACTCTTGATGAGGAATTTAACGAAACCGTCCAGTCACCTATTCACGAAGATTTCTCCTATGCTTCTTTTAGTGAAGGAGAAAAAATGAGGATTGACCTTGCTCTACTCTTTACTTGGAGAGAAGTTGCAAGATTTAAAAACTCCGTGAATACAAATCTTCTGATTATGGATGAGGTGTTTGATAGTTCACTTGATGGATTTGGAACCGAAGAGTTCCTTAAGATTATTCGTTATGTGATTAAAGACGCAAACATTTTTGTTATCTCCCACAAAACTGGTCTGGAGGACAGATTTGAAAGTGTTATAAAGTTTGAGAAAGTTAAAGGATTTAGTAGAATGATATCAAAAAATTTACTATAATATTAGTATAAGAAAATGAAAAACAATAAAAATTTTCCGTTAAAACATATAGTTGTTGAAGAAACAAAAGAAATTTTAATTGAATGTAAAAGTAGCACTACTCGATTTGGAGTTCCATTTTTGGTAAAAAAATATTATCCAGGATATAAATCGAAAATAGTCAAAAATTTATATTGACATCTTAAAATTAATTTGCTATAATTTGGGAAGGTAATTGTGCCTTCCCTCTTTTTATGATTGAACCAACCTTTACTATTACTATGTCTGAAACAAAAAATCATCTTTGGAAATACAACGAAGACAAAATCATCAAGGATATTGAAGATTATGTGACCAGCACTTACGGAAGTCACTATTGTGGTCACAATCAAGAATACAAAGACATCCAAACTATTGATCTGATGGCAGCAAAGGATCTTGCTCCTGGTTTCTGTCAGGCAAACATTCTGAAGTATGGTAGTCGTTATGGTGATAAGGATGGTCGTAACAAACGTGACCTTCTGAAAGTCATTCACTATGCTATGCTTCTGCTTCACTTTGACGGTCACTATTCCCGCAAAGATAACGGTCTCTCTGAATTTCGCTGATTATTATGAAACTCTCTGATAAAACTCTAACTCTGCTCAAGAACTTCTCTTCCATTAACCAGTCTATTTTGTTTAAGGAAGGTAGTTCGCTCCGGACAATTTCGGTAATGAAGAACATCTTGGCAGAAGCAACAATCGAAGAAGAACTGCCCAAGGATTTTGGTATCTATGATCTGAATCAGTTCCTGAATGGTCTTAATCTTCATCAGAATGCAGAACTTGATTTCCAGAACGATGGTTATGTTGTTATCAAGGAAGGTCGGTCTCGCTCCAAGTATTTCTTTGCGGATCCGAATGTAATTGTTACTCCTCCTGATAAAACTATCTCTCTTCCTTCAGAAGATGTTTGTTTCATTCTTGATACCAAGGAACTTGATAAACTGCTTAAGGCTGCTGCTGTGTATCAACTGCCTGACTTGTCTGTGGTTGGTGAAGCAGGTGTGGTGAAACTGGTGGTGCGTGATAAGAAGAACGATACCTCCAACGATTTCTCTGTGGTTGTTGGCGAGACTGATGAAGTATTTACCTTTAACTTTAAGGTGGAGAATATTAAGATTATTCCTGGCAACTACGAGGTGGTAATCTCTTCTAAACTTTTGTCACGTTTTAAAAATACTGGGTTCGATGTGACCTATTATATTGCTCTGGAACCTGATTCGACTTTTGGATGAACATCTTCGTAACTTCTCCTTGGCCCGCTGAAAGTGCTATTTGCCTTCCCGATAAGCACGTTGTTAAGATGCCCCTGGAGTGCTGCCAAATGCTCTCCATCGTGGCATCTGAGAAATGGGGTAATGGGTATGGCAATCTTTATAAGACTGATAACACACCATATCGAACTGAGAAAGGTGCGTTTCGTAATCATCCCTGTACCAAATGGGCACTGGAAAGTATCCACAACGCTTATTGGTTAATCAAGCACGGTCTCAACTTGTGTGATGAGTACACACTGCGGTACAATAAGGTTCACGCCTGCTACAAGACCCTTGTAGATGCCTATTACCTCTTTCCCAAGGGTAAGATTACTGATGTGACACCTTTTGCTCGTGCTATGCCAGACGAGTACAAACTTGACAATAACATCGACACTTTTACTGCTTACAAGATGTATATCGCATCCAAACCTTGGGTTGCTGATAACTATCTTCGTATGCCAGAACGAAAACCTGAATGGATCTAATTATGACTAAACAAACTTCTTATGTAATCAACTATAAAACTCCTTTTGGAAAAGCATCTTCGATTTGTTGGGATATTGAAACCTATCAAGAAACTCTTATTGATTTAAATAAAAAAGGTTATGAGTATATTGATATGAAAACTGAAGATGTTGAACGACCCATTCACTGGGATTAATTCTTTTTTATTATTGCGGAAATTAGATTATGACAAGTGAATTTCTTTTTGTGGAGAAGTACCGTCCTCAAGTGATTGAGGATTGTATTCTTCCTGATGATACTAAAAAAACCTTTAAGGAGTTTGTGGAGAAGGGTGAGATCCCAAATCTCCTTCTTGCAGGACCTCCTGGTATTGGTAAAACTACAATTGCAAAGGCACTATGTAATGAGTTGGGAGCAGATTATTATGTCATCAATGGATCCGACGAAGGACGTTTCCTGGATACTGTACGGAACCAAGCGAAGAACTTCGCTTCGACCGTCTCACTTACGGGATCTTCTAAACACAAAGTCATCATCATCGATGAGGCAGATAACACAGGGAACGACGTACAACTCCTTCTACGGGCGAATATTGAGGCATTTTATAACAACTGCCGATTCATCTTCACCTGCAACTACAAGAACAAAATTATTGAACCTCTTCACTCCCGATGTGCCGTCATCGACTTCACGATCAAAGGGAAACAGAAACAACAACTTGCAGGAGCATTCTTCAAGCGTCTCCAAACGATCCTGGATGCGGAAAAGGTTGAGTACGATCAAAAGGTTCTTGCAGAACTCGTTACAAAGCACTTCCCAGATTTTCGTAGGGTCCTCAACGAATGCCAACGCTATTCTACGGGAGGAAAAATCGACTCGGGCATTCTTGCATCTTTCTCTGACATCTCTGTAAATGAACTCGTCAAGAACCTCAAAGAGAAGAACTTCCCAGAAGTACGCAAGTGGGTGGTCTCCAACCTGGACAACGATGCTAACAGTCTACTTCGTAGGGTGTATGACGCCTGTTATGATTGCCTTTCACCCCAATCTATTCCTGCTGCCGTTCTTGTTATTGCTAAGTATCAATACCAATGTGCGTTCGTGGCTGATCAGGAAATTAATCTCCTAGCAGCATTGACTGAAATTATGTGTGAGTGTGAATTCAAATGACCTCTCAAAAATCTCTAAAAACTTGCTTAAGATATCCTGGTGGCAAAAGTAGAGCAGTTGCGTAGCACTTCACGTTACAAAGAAGTATCCTTTCCTCAAGATTTGGGTGAATGATCTTTATGAACCTCTGGTAAACTTCTGGCAACAACTACAGATGTTTGGTCCTGAACTCAAGGATCATCTACTTCATTTCAAGAGTGCTTGCCCTGATCCTGAGTCTGCGCGGGGATTGTTTAATATTTCAAAGGATATTCTAGAGGATCCTGTAACTGGTAACTTTGAACGTGCCGTAAGGTTTTATATTGTTAACAAGTGTTCTTTTAGTGGTCTCACTGCTAGTTCTTCTTTTTCTCCTCAGGCATCTAACTCTAATTTTAGTGTTCGTGGAATTGAAAAACTTCCAGAGTATTCCAAGTTGATTGAGAAATGGCGTATAACTAATTACTCTTACGATTATCTGATGGATGGAGACAAGAGTGCTTTTATGTATCTCGATCCTCCTTATGACATTAAGGATAATCTCTATGGAAACAAGGGATCAATGCATAAAGGATTTGATCATGATAAGTTTGCTGCAGATTGTGATGTTAATAACATGGATCAATTAGTGAGCTATAATTCTGATCAATTAGTAAAAGAACGCTTTAAGGACTGGAATGCTGCTGAGTTTGATTTAACTTATACGATGCGTTC